CGCGGCGTTCAGATACGTGAAAAGAGCGCGAAGGCGATAAGAAGCGGGTTCACCCGGCTTCCTATCGTCTTCGCGCAACGTGACTTCCCACCAGCCGCCCGCGGCACGATCGATTCGTGCGACTACGGCGCCGAGGGACGGGATGGTCACCTCTCCGCGACCACCCTTCAGTAGCTTGAGTGCCATGCCTTCTCCTGACGGAGTGAAGGTGAGGATGGAGCCGGGGGACCACCGCCCCGGCTCCGATTCTGCCCGATCGTCGGGTGCTTACGCGCCCGTGAACAGCGACCATGATCCGGCCGCGCGGAAGTTGCCTCGCGCGCGCACCGCGTCGTTCAGGCTGTCCTCGATCGAGGCGTCGAACAGGCCCGGTCCCCATGCGAGCAGGACCTCGAAGCTGTCGCGGTCGTCCGCGTACAGGTAGATGTCCGTCTCGTCCTCTGCCGAGAGGTTGACGAGGAGGTCGCCGGAGACGTCCATGAAGCCCTCCCACGTGCCCGAGATGTCTCGCAGGCCCGTGAGGTAGGTCTTGTTGGAGTCGCCGAAGACCGTGGCCTCGACGTAGTCACGGCCGAGGTTCAGGGTCCAGCCCGACTTGGCGGCGGCCTTCGTCCCGGTGCCCTTCGGCCCGTTGATGTAGATCGCGCCGTTCTTGCCGTGGAGCTTGGTGCCTTCGTTGGCTGCCATTGGGTCTCCCTACGCCCGCTAAACGCTGGGGACTAGACCGTGCGGTCTTGGTCGAGCCAGATCTCGTACGTTCCGCCGTTCTGGAACACGCGACGACCCTCGGCGTTTCGCTCAGGCGACAGCGGGAGCTCCGCGTTGCGTCGCACCGTGAGGGTGGAAAGCCCAGTGACCGTGAGCGTACTGTCATGCAGCTCGTCGGTAATGAGCGCGTCGAGGCTGTTGACCTCGACTGGATTGGTGCCGCGGACGACGATGTCGAACCCGACCACGAAGATCGCCGACCCCCACGCGAACTCGTAGGGCGCGAACGCGAGGCTGAAGACGACGTACGGGTATTGGATTCGGTCCGAGGCGTTGAGACCCTCGTGGATCCCGCCGACAGCAGCGGAAGCGATCGAGTTGTTGGCTCGTAGCTTCTGCACGAGGGCTTGCTTGACCGGCCCGGAGGTCGGCAGAGCAGGAAGAACCATCCTCTACCTCACGCGAGTCGGCTAGATGAAGTGCGGGTTGAGCCCCGCACGCTTCAAGTTCCTGAAGACCTTGGCCTTGAACGGGCCGCGTAGAGCCTTCAGGGTGGGCCGCAGATACGGCTGCTCGGAGGTCCTCGAGGTCGGCAGCTCGACGAACTTGGCGTATGGCGTGGGGCTGACGATGTGATAGACGATCCTGCCGCCCCGCACGTTGGCCTTCTCGCCGTAGATCTCCCCCCGCAACCTGCCGCCGAGCGTCGACCTAGAGGTGTGTTTGATGACCCCGCCGCGCGTCAGGACCGACGTGCGCTGGGTGTAGATGGCCGAGGTCCCCGGCTTCGTGACGATCTTGCCAGTGGCGAAGTCGACACCAGCCGTAGCCTCACGGCGCCCGGACTCCCGCAGCTCGGCCTCTCCTCGCCCGGTGAGGAACGACCGTCCGGACTCGTCCTTCAGGCGGAAGCCGCCATCGAACTCCTCGACCTCCGGAGCCTCGAGGATCTGCTGTGCGCGGCGAGCGATCGTGGCCCGCTGTGGTTGGCTGCCCGTGAACTGGCCGCGCGCGTTGCGCGCCCCACCGCTGGCGAAAGCGGGGAGCCGCGCGATCTCCGCACGCGAGAGACCCCGCGGCCGCGCCCGCTTCTCGATGTAGCTGACCTTGCGAACCGGCGCCAGCCGCTTCGCCATCCTGACCCCAAGGGCCGTCGTCTCGTCAGCCGCGTCGTCCGCGGCAGTGATGATGACCTGCTCGATGTGCTTGACGAGCCCCGGAACGTCCAGCTGACCCTGAACCGGCATCAGCTTATCTTCCGCAGAGCCGCCCGGATGAGCACCTTCCACGTGTTCTCGACGTTGGTGTCGATCACCCGGTATGAAGTCCCATCACCAACCGTGTTGCCATCCGCGTCGAGGGCATACACCTTGACGGAGTCTCGCCGCTCAAGGGCCGTACCCAACGGCACGAAGAGCCGCCCGTCTTCCTCATGGGTGATCGCCGCCAGCGAATCGTTGGTCTGATAGTCGGGCTGGTTGCGGAACCAGCCAAGGACCACTTCATCTGGCTCATCCGACTGCGCTCCCTCCACTGAGTCGTCCCACGAACCTGACTGGTCTTCGTCGCTCTGGTGGAAGATCTCGATTCGGCTGTTGTAGAGCGATTCGGCGACCTCGGACAGGGCTGCCAGCTCTTCGGTTCCGATGAGGGCCATGATCTACCCCCGGATCGTCATGAAGCGCAGGCCCATGAGGAGGTTCTGCGCCGCGGCCGGGAGGTCGACTCCCTTCTCCGCGCCGCTGCGGGATCCGATACGCCGCAGCCGGACCTCCTCGACCTCGATCGATTCGATGCCGGTCATGCCCTTCTGCTTCAGCCGCGCCTCGCCGATGTACTCAGCGGCTCCCAGAGCGTTTGCTCGAGCCACCTCCCACGGCACGCGGTACGTGTAGCTGGCGGTCAGGGTGTCGGACTCGGCAGCGGGGGTGACGAGGGTCACGAATCCACCATCGAGATCGACGCCGAAGTCGGTGTCCTCCACCAGCGCCGTGCCGTTCCTCTTGACCGTGATCTCCTCGTCGGGATCCCAGAACCCGTTGAAGGCCATGTACTCGGTCCAGTCCTCCTCACCAGAGGTGGTGCTGGTGCAAACGAGCTCCTCGTCGATCACGGGGAAGGTGTGACCGTACGAGTAGTCCATGACCGACACGGGCTCGGAGAGACCCAACGAGGGGACGTCCGCCTGCCCCCAGATCCCCACCTTGGTCAGGGCGAAGTTGATGAGCTCGACGTAGCCCTCGTGACGGTTGATGAACCAGTCCTGAGTCTCGAAGTCGATGTAGAGGTTGTTTGTGGCCTCGATGCGGAGGCTCGTGACGTTCTTGAGCGGCGTGTGCAGCGGGTAGATGCGCCGCTTGTAGCGGTCGCGAAAGCCCTGCTGCTCCCCGGTGATGAGGCCGCCCTTGAACGAGTACCGCTGCGGGTAGAGCGGCACGTTGCAGAAAGCATCCACCGCGGCGGCGGCCGTGAGGAGATGCTCTCGGATCTGATAGCTCGGGACCCCTGTGAGGCTGACCCCGAGGCCCATCTTCTCGAAGCGCTTCGGGGTTACGTACACAGGCTCCCTCTCATGTCTGCCCGATCAGGATCAGGACCCAAGCGATCGCGATCCCAACGAGGCGAGCCACGGCCACGTCCCAAGAGGGCGGCCATGGCGGGTCCATGGTTGCGGGGGAGGGGCCGAAGCCCCTCCCTCCGATCAATCGCCAGAGGCTACGAAGCCTGCTGGACGCGGACCTTGTTCGAGAAGGTCGGAGCCTTCAGGGCGAGGCCCCACATCCCGAAGATGATGAACAGCCGCGTGAGCTGCCCAGTGACACCCATCGGGATCTCGATGACGCTGGGACCCTCGCTGCCGAGGTACGGCATCGAGATCGTCGCCTCGTCGAGCAGGTAGATGTCGGAGACGGTCTCGCCGCCCTCGAACTCTCCATCCGAGTCGTCCGTGACGTAGGTCCCGATGGACGGTCCCGGAACCCCGACGAGGGGCATGAGACCGAACAGCGTGTTGATCCCACCCGTCTTCACGCCGACAGCGACGTCGACCTGATTGGACGGGTCGTAGCGAACCCGATCGTCCTGCTGGAGATCGAAGGTCGCCTTGTCGGTGTACGTGAGGTACGCCACCGACGCCGTGCCACCGAGGTCGCCGACCGTGACCAGCGCGCGCTCGACTGCGGCACGCATGTTGCCGGTCGTCGAGGGGTTGCTGTTGGGGTCGACGTTGACGGCGCGATCGGTGTTGAGGAGCTGGCGCAGGCCGGTGAAGCCGTCTGCATCGAACGCCCCATCCTCATCGTTCGCCGTCCCACCGGACGCGGTGTTCTCGGCGTTGCCCTGAAAGATCGTCCGCTGCATCTTCGCCCGGACGGAGATCAGGCCATTGCGGAGCTCGCTGCGCTCCGGGTTGAACCCGCTGCCGGACTGGAGTGCGGCGAACTGGTTCTTCAGGCTCACGCCGCGCCGAGTGGCGATGACCGCGATGTTGGTCGTGTCGCGGACGTAGGTTCCCCGGTCGTCCGTGACCGTGCCGAGTTCGGACATGAACTCGGCCTCGCCGTAGTCGGTGTTCTGCGTGAAGGTGTGGACGAGCCCGTTCGCGGGCTCCTTGTCAAAGCGGTCGAACGCCGGGAACGTGCGCACGAACAGCTCGTACATGATCGGCTCGAGATCCTGTCGGATCAGAGCCGAACCGTTCGAGCTGTCCAGCATCTTCTGGAGACTCGGATCGCGGCTGACGGCCTCGAAGACCGCGCTGCCGCCCGCTGCCATCCAGAGATCCACGGGCACGCCCATGTTCTTCTTCGCGGCCTGCTTGTAGAAGGCCGCGTGAAGCTGACGCTCGTCCAGCTTGCGGAGCTCACGCATCAGATCGACGTGGTCGTCGACCGAGATGAGTCCGCGCGCGATGGCAGGGTTGATCGAGCCTTCGCCCGGTCCCTGCGCGAGAGCCGCCGTGTTGGGCGACGCATTGAGCGCCTCCAACTGGGCCTTGTAGCCGTCGATCAGCTCAATGGCCTCGGCGATCTCCTGCGGCATCACTGGCATCAGGAGCTTCCCTTTCCTGTGAGGTTCAGGACGTCGCCATAGGTCTCGTGCAGGCGGGAGCTGAGGGTCGTGCCTTCAGCGCGCACTGCCGACTTCCTGATGAGCGGCAGATCCATCACCTTGTTGACGAAGGCGACCGCTTCAGAGATACGCTCGTCAGCAGTCAAGAGTCGGCTCCGGAACTCGGCATTCTCGGCCTCGAGAGCTTCGGCACGCAGCGTCACCTCGATGAGCTGCGAGAGCGTCTGCCCCAGCAGCTCGGTCGCGTCCTTCAGCGTCGACACGGCACCCGCGTCGACGAGCTTCTGGAGCTCGGCCTTGGCCTGCTTCTCGGTTCCAGAGTCGGTTCCCTCCGCGGTCTCAGGGTCGCTCCCCTCGGGGGCTTCCTGCGCGTCGGTGTCTGCGTCCGACTCCTCGGTGGAGTCGGCATCCGCATTCGGATCGGTGTCGGCCTCGAGAGGCCGATCTTCATTGATGGCGTCCATGACCTCGTCCATCTCCTCGTCGGAGGGATAGGCGTTCTTGTACGCCAGCAGCGCATCACGGACGAGCACCTTCAGCTCGCCCGGGGTCGGGGGCTCGACGGGCTCCTCTTCGTCAGAAGGTCCGTCGTGGATGACGTGGCGCCAGTAGTTGACGATCGCAGCCGGGTCATCCTGCGTGTGGTTCGGCTCGACCGGCTCGGCTGCCTTGTCGGCCGCGGCAGGAGTGTCTTCGCCGACCTCGTCGGCGCCCTCCTCCTCGGCGTCCGGCATGTCCTCTCCCGCGGGGACGTTGTCGGGGTCGACCGTCTCGGCCTTGTTGTCGTCCTTCGCGCCGGACGGCTTCTCCTCGTCCTTCTGGCGGGCGATGGCCTTGTACAGGTCCTCGCGCGTCGAGCGCTCGCCGATCAGGCCCTTCTGGATCGCGATCGCCTTGGTGGCGCCCTCGACCCAGCTCAGCGGGTTGGCCGGGATGCCAACCACGCTGGCCTCCATGAGGTCGACCTGATTGATGATGAGCGGCGGGAACCAGCTATCGGTCTCGGTGTCGGCCTCCTCGTAGTCGAGGATCATCGCGCCGATCGAGATGCCGAGAGTGACCCCGTTCTCCAGCGAGGCGATCGTCTGGTTCGACTTCTCGTTCGAGTCGTCGACGACGATGCCGAGCTCGAGGAACGCAACCTCGTCGCGGGTCCCCGTGGAGGCGATGTGGTCCGGGATGAGTCCCTTGTCCTTCGCCTCGGCCACGGTCATCTTG